CCTTATTGTTTTTTATAATGCTTCTTAAACCGTCAATAATAGTATCTGGCGCAAATAAAAATCCTATTCCTACAACTAACAAAATGGAAAATTGAAATACTTTACTGTCTTGTACAATAAAAATATAAGCAATTCCAGCTCCTATAATTAGCAAACCTAAAACAGTAGTTTTCCAACCGGCAACGATATTTTTCATAATAAAAATAAATTATAAATGGCGCCTACAACACCAACAACCCAAATTATAAATAATATATAACAAAAATATTTAAGAAGCGTGTATGTCATCTCGCACTTCTTTAGTTTTTCTAACAATACCGTTTTTAACAATAGTATTTGCGCTACCTTTTTTATCCAATGCTTTACCCTTGGCGGCATCATCTTGTATTTTTAACTCTTTTTTTAACTTACGTTCCTCATTCATTATATACCATTTTTGCAAGGTGTAACCAATAGCAACCGCAGTAAGTAATAATTTTAATGTTATATCTATTTGAGTAAAGTTAAAAGCCATTGCAATCGTGTTTAGGCCGTAAATTTTAAGGTCGTTAATTGTAGTCATTTTATAAGTCTTTGTGCTTTTGTGTGCATTGAATAAAATATATTACATCGTAAATATTTCCATTATGAGAACTTTTAACTTTTAAAGAAAGCCCATTTGTTATAACATCGCTATCGGCGTAATATGGTAAGTTAATAGCAAACGTATGCTCAATATCGTTACCCTTTGGAAATACTACGGTTTGGTGTACCCTTTCATAAGGTGTGCCATTTCCGCCTTCCATAAAAATATCTAAAAACCCATTAGCGTTTGAAATCTTAGCCTTAAATGCAAAGGTCAAAAAATAAACATCGTTTTCGCTTTCAGCTTTTATCTTTTGCGTATCTGCATCGTAAAAAGGTACGGTACTATGTATATGGTCATTTATTACACTGCCGGCGTTATTTGAAACAGTAAAAGACGTTTCTCCTGTCATTACATAAGGCGCAGCGCTAGTATATTGTGTATCGTCATATCTAGCCCAACCAACTCGTTCGTCATATAAAACATTAACGCTTGCTTTTATCTCGTTAAGATTGTCAGCAGTTACTTTATTTATAGAAGGTAATTCGCTAACCTGGTTATCTATTTTGGTAGTATATGTAATTTGTGCCATATTAACTTTGTAATTCTATTTGTAATTTATTTTGCAAGCCACCGGTTTTATCTATTGGCTCAACTCTATTTGACAATTCTAATATTGCCCTATAATATGTATGGTCTTTTAAATCGTCTTGTAAATACGTAATGCCCTCATTGACGCTAGTATAAACATTAAATCCAGCAGCAGTTAAATCTAAATAATCCGCAGACCTTGTACGTAGCAAAGATAATATTTTTGAAATTGCTAAATTACAGTCAAGTTCCCCACCATTGTCGCCAACAAACCTTGTAACAACTTCAACCCTGGTAATCAACTCCATTGTTAGGCTGCTTTGGTTTTGGTCTATTTCGTTATTAGAAACGCTATAAACTATAACATAAGGCGCCTTGGCATTGCTCGGTACTCTGTTATAAACCGGCAAAGCCTTGTTGTTTATTAAAACCTGTCCATTTAACCTTTCAATTATTGCCTTGCGTAAGTAATGTATTGCCTCTAGCATTATTTAGTTAATTTTTTAATTCTGTTATTTATATCAATCATACCTTTTGCCAATGCTATTCGCAAAGAACTAAAAAAGAACGGCCTCGCTGGTAAATTAACCTCTCTAATGCCATTACCTTTAAATTGCGCTGCATAACTTGCAGGTATGCCTAATTCCTCCATTTCGCTAAGGTTTACAAGCCTGCCAGTCCCATATTCTACATAAGGCGCATATTTTACGCTTGCTTTAAAAACAACAGTATTTTTGTCTGCTTTACTAGCCGATATACTCCTTTTTAAATCTCCGTTATCAACAACGACATTTTGTTTTGCTATTCTAGCAGCGTCAAAAGCTACAGTAGCTAAAGCATTGCTTAACTCTTGTTCGCTTAAACCTTTAAGTCTAGCGATTTTTTTGTTAAGCGCCTTTAAATGTGGCTGGCTAATTTTAGCTTGCATTATTCTACTTTTGTGGCCATTAGCGTCGTATAAAAATCCAATGTGCTTTCGAACTTATCATTTATACGGTAATTACCTGTTTGATTGCTTACAACTATTGTATCGCCAATTTCTATTTTGTCTGCGCTTTTTTTACGCATAGTGATTTTAATTTCTGTACTTAGAGCGCGTTTGCCGCTTATTGTATCTATTTCGCCCTTTATAACATCAACGTCTGCCCAAAAACCTATATTGTATTCGGCAGTGTTATTCCATCCACCAAATTCGTCTTGAACCCTAGTATATTTTGTTACTGTAATTCTTTTATTTAGCTTGCCTGCCTGCATATTATATAAACATTGTTTTATATCCTGCCAATATGCTTTTTACATCGCTAGGCACTTTTTCTAAATCGCCTGTTGTTAAAGAGTAGTCAGCCCTATTATCGTAATACGTGCTAACCAACTGCAATAAGGCTTGCTTTATTAATCCGTCGTTTATTCCGGTAGTCGTATAAGTAACCTTTACGTTGTCGGCAGGGCCACCGTCTAATTCAATGCTTAAATCGTCTAAACCGTATTCAGTATACTCTGCGGCGTTGCCATTAATTAAAACAGATACAACGCTTGCAATAGGCGCAAAAGGTAAATCAAACATACCGTTAGTGCTAGGTAAATAGTAGGTTCTATTTTTAGGTACAATATCTCTACTTATATAATTCTCGCACCAAATACGTGCCTGGGTAATCATATTAGTTATAATGGCGTTGTCCTCGTCGCTATCAATACGAACGTAGTTCTTTACGTCCCCTAATGTAATTATTTCGTTGCCTAGTAAACTATTTACTTTTATTTGTCGCATTGCTTATTTCTTTTTAGTTCTGCGTCTTTTAGGCGCTTTATCTTCTTTAGTTTCAATAGCAACCTTTTGCTCTTTATGCTCAATGGCTATTCCGACGGCTAAATAATGCCTAGCAGTATCGTCTTTAACTTCTACAATAGTATTTTTTTTATGCACTTGGTTGCCGTCAACAACACTTTTTAACATTAATAATTTCATTGTATTTATTTTTTGTAAAGATAAAAAAAAAGGCACTACCAAAAGATAGCGCCCTTACCATTAACTAAACTGAATTTATTATGAATCAAAACAGTAAGGCAAAGTTATTAAAAAAATCCTTACGTTCCTGCGTTATTCGCATACTAGTTTGCCCTTCGTTTTTCACTATTAACCAATCTTCTGTTTCATATAAATAAATTGCGTAATACTCAAAATCTGTTAATTTGTATTTTTTCTTACCGTAATTTAGCAACTTATTTTTGTTGTTAGAGTCAAATAAATTTCTTGTTTTAACTTGAACCTTAAACAATCGCTTGCCGTTATCTACTACGCAATCATATACGCAGCTATCTAAAATAGGCTTAGAAACAATAAAACCTAACTCCATACACTTTAAAAAAAACAAGTGTTCAGCATAACAACCACGTTCGTTAGTTTCCATTTGCATATTCAAATATACAAAAAAGGCGCCTAACCAATTTTAAGCGCCTTTTAGCATTCAAACAAACAAACTACTTACTTACTCTTAAAACTCCTTACAATGGTGTTTATTTGCAGCCCTAGCATAAAGCTAATAACTATAAAACTAAACCAGTTAAAGTTTATAAATGTATTAACCCACCATAGGCCGCCTACTAATAATAATATAATAATGTTTCCAATTTTTTCGCTAGTCATATAATTTAATTTAATTGTTAGTTATTTTTTCAATGCAAATTCGTGTCAGTTCCTCTAACTGCCCAAAAGAAAATATATCGTATATATCAACCTCCCCAGCAAATATATGGTAAATTTCAAACTCGTCTCCACTTCCTGGGTAGTCAAAAGAGCGTTCCTCGCCCTCGTGATATTCGCCTTCTACTGTAAGGCTAACACCTCTATAATTGACCTGTAATAGTCTCATACTCTATTTCTATTTTTCTAATTAATAAATCCCTTACTTTGGTTAGTTTGTTTCTTACAAGAGCATTGTCCGAAAGCTCGGCTAAATAAATGCAGTCGTTTAAGTGGCTAAATATTTCGTCCATAGGTTGATTATTTAATTTAAAGCTAATTTAAAATAAATTTTTAATATATACCAAACAAAATGCAAAAATATTTTAAATTTATTTTTTAGGCATAAAAAAACCCCAGCCGTTAAGCCAGGGTTTAGTTTGTTATTCAGTAACTAATTAAGCAGTCTCTAAAGCAGCTTTATCAGTTGCGAAGTCTCCAGTTACGAATCCTTTTGGTAGGTAGTTAGTTAAAGCAATTCTTTCACTTACTCTTACAGTAACGAAACCGTCTCTAACGTTAGTACCATCTTCTCTGAAGAACTCAACGCTTACGTTATCTCTAACCCATAGTTGCGTACCCATTCCAAAGTTACCTACTAAGTAATCTCCGGCAGGAATAGCCGTGTTGATTACAACAGGAACACCTAAGAAAGTAGGCTGCAATCCAGCGTAAACAGAATCTTTAATGTAGTGGTTGTCAGAACCTTTTAACAATAAGATTTTGTGGAAATCAGTTGGGTTAAGCATAATATAATCAGCGTTGTAGTTAGATAACGCTAATTGGTTTAATGCAGCAGTTAATACGTCAAACTCGTTAGCAGCTTCTACCGCTCCAGCAAACCCACCGGCAGCAAATGCAGTTGCATCTGTAATGATACCAGATAAGTTAGAACCTGTACCAGCACCGCTTAAAATTTGCGTGTCCTCAACTTCTAATAATTTTTCTGGCGCTCTTGCAGAAAGGTAAGAAGTTAATTGTGGCGTGTCAGCTAACATTTCCTCTGAAATTCTAAAGTAAGTACCGATTTTTCTAACGTTAGCGTCAGCAGCAGTCATATCGAAATCAGACTGTGCCATTGTAGCGCCTTCTGCAACTGGTGCAGCACCATTAGAATATCCGCTTTCTTTTACGAATCTTACTACGTCAGAAGTTGTAGAACCTTGTGGTATTAACTGTCTAGCGTGTACAGGTCTTGTTGGGTCAAATTTGTACCCAGGTACTCTGTCAGCAGCAATAACTTCGCCAGTAAAATCAGCGCCAGTTGTCATATCAGCTTTAACCTCAAAAGATGCAGAGCGTGAACCACCTTTTACAAGGCTTTCAATAGCACCGTCTTTTAACGCAGTCAATAAGCCGTTTTTAAAAGATGCAGGTTTAGAAGCCTCAAATCTTTTTTTAGCAGCAGTTTCGCTAGCGTCTAATCTTTCGTTAAGTTCGTTGAACTTGTTTACAAGGTTGGTAACCTCGCCTTTAATCATTTCGTCTGCTTTTCCTGTTGCAGACTCTAACGCTTGGCCATAAGCCTTTTCAATGCGTGAATCAATTTCGTTAGAAATATTATCTAACTGTGATTTTAAATTTTCGTCCATTTTATTATTTTTTAAGACTGTTATACAAATATTTCAATACCTCGCTAACATCTTCGTTTTTTGTTTCCGGCAAAGTGTCCTCAACAGACGGCTCTGTGGCATTTACAAATAAAGATTTTAGCTTGTAAAGTTCAGCTTCAATAGCATAACCTAACTCGTCGGATATATCGCCCTTACGAATTAGCTTTGCTAGGTTATCATATTTATTAGCTATTTTCTCAACGTCCATATTACCTTTAACGTCTAGTATTAAGGCTTGGTCGTTTGCTGCTAATGTAACGGCGCTAATTTCAAAAAGTTTAACCTCTCTAATTTCACGAACACCATTAACCATAGCTTTATTGATTGGCAAAATACCAACGCTATTTTCAGTAACTACGCCTGCCTTAATTAATTGCATTACGTCTTTACCTAATCTAGTTTGCGGTATTTCAGCTTCAAATACTAAACCTTTTTCGTCCTCGTAAAGACTTAGCATTTTACCAAGTGGCCAATCCATATTATGCTGGTATAAATACCTAACACGGTCGCCATTTTCTTTTATAGTTTTAGTATATGCGCCTTTTGTAATTATATCGCCGTCCGAATCTTTGTTTCCAAAAACTGAACCGTAACCTTTAACAATACCGCTTTTATCGTCGGCATCTAAAAGTTCGCCCATTGGCGATGCTTTATATAACATCATAGTTTATAAAATTTTTGTAAAGATATTAAATTTTGTTTTATTTAAGTTAGTCGTCCAACTCGCCCAATTCCCTTAGTTTTTTACGCGACCAATTTAAACCAGCCTTACCACCCCATAATAAATAAGAAATAGTACCGCAGGCTTTTGTATCGCTTGGGTCGTAATATTCTAAAGCCCTACTTAAATAAGAATACATACGCTTTATTGTTTTTACAGATATTTTTTCTTTTTTAGCTAATTGCTGCGCTCTTTGCTTACCTACGTCTGTGGCGCATTTGTTATTTAGCTTTTCGTTTAATTCAATGCCGCGTTTAGCATTATTACTTACGCTTTGTGGGTAATCATTATAAGTATCGTTTTCTGCCTTATGGTTTAAACTTTTAAATCCAAAACCTATATCAGTAATTATATCAGTTGTATTTGCGTCAGGCTTAGGAAATGGTGCGGCAGAACATCTGCAGTTTACAACGTTTCTAGCGCTACCACTACCAGGGCCAATAATATATTCACCGTCTACTAAAAAGTTTTTATTAAAATCTACTATCTGACCATTTGCAGCGCCGTGCCATTCGCGTTCTCTGCCATCCATAGACGTAATCCATTCCTTTTGCATATCCTGCCCAGCGTAAACACTTTGAGCGCTGCGCATAGTTGCTATATTTGCGGCCCTTGTTGCTTCGGTTCTAACTAAACGCCTAGCTTGAAATTTACTGTAATTATCATACTGGCGCATAAGCATCCTAGCCCTTACAACTTCGCCCTCTGCCATAAATATCGGGTCAGCCATTAGCTTACGCAATACCTTTAGTAAATTACTTTTTGCCGTGCCTTGCACTAACGTAACCCTTTCGGCAGCCACTTGCATACCATAAGAGCGAAAATAAGCGCGCCAGCTTTCTTGCTCTTGGGTTGCATCAAATTGCTTTGAAATGTATTTATCTGAATTTTTATCGTACCAGTTTGCAAAGCGCATACCAATACTCTCATAAAGGCTTTCGTAACCCTTTTGGAAACCGTCCTTTGTAAATACCGCTAATAAATCTGCAGAATTTAAGGCGCCGTTTTGTGT